ACGGTCAGCTGACTTGTGCCGGTGATGTAAGCGAACATCCCGTTGGTCTTGATCGTCACCAGTGCGGCGTCACGGGCGGCGGTCGACACGAACCGCATGATCGACTGCGCCTCGCAGTAGTCCTCGAGGTTGGCCGCGGAGAGCACGCCGCCGGCGGTGAAGTCGAAGTAGCCAGCGGCCATGAGCGGTTGCCTCCAGGGTCAGAATGCGAGTACGCCGGGGCCGTCGAGGACACCGAACGTCGGGTCGTCGAGGATGAACACCTGGCGGTCGACGGTGTCGCCGAGGTGCAAGGTGACGGTCGCCCCGTTTGGTGCCGCGTCGAGGTCGATGCCCTCGACCGCGCAGGGCAGTGCGATCGCCGGCCCGACACCGTTGGGGACGAACGACACGGTGGCGACGTCGCCGAGGTCGAGGGAGAGAACCTGGGCTTGCTGCTCGGCGGTCAGCCGGGCCAGGTTGACGGTCAGTGACGACACCCGTTGCGTCGGGGTTCCGTAGATGCCGAGCAGGAACAGGCCCATGTCGTACGTTTGGCTGTCGCTGTCTTGGAGCAGATCGGTGAGCGACAGGGTGCGGACCCCGTAGAGGGCCGACGAGCCGGTGTCGGTGAACTGTTGGGTGGCGCCGCCGACGCGGGAGACGATCGTGCGGGTGTACAGGTATTCGGCGCCCATGTCGATCGCCATCGCGGTGCACGGGATCGCCCCGCCGCTGTCCCCGAACGCAACGGAGGCGGGGCCACCGGTGACGGTCACGGTGCTGTACCGGTCGCGGAACACGAGGGTGCCGTCGCGGGCGGCGTAGAGCCGGCCGAGGTCGGTGCGGGCGACGAGCTGCAGGTACTGCAGGACGTTGTCGCCGTCGGCGATCACGTCGGCCTGCAGGGTCGACACCCCGGTGCCGATCGAGCGGGTGATCGGGTAGTTGACCTCGCCTCGGTCGAGCACCGCCGAGATCCGCGGGCCGGCGGTCTGCCCGGCGGTCGCAGTCCACGTCGTCATCGCCGACGCCCCGAGCGTCCCGAGGGCGTCGACGCACGTCACGGTCGCCAGCGACTGGCTGGACGGGTCGAGGTCGAACGACAGGTCGTCGATGTTGCCGACGTAGACGACCATCCCGCCGACGGTGATCGTGACCTTCTTGCCGGGGCGCAGGTTCCCGAAGTAGGGGCCGGCGGCGTAGAACGGGTCGAACCGGCGGTCACGGTTGCGCAGGACGAGCGTCGCCGTTCCGGTGCGGTACTCGTCGGTCTGGCGGGATCGGCCGCGGGTCACCTGGATCTGTTGGACGTAGTGGGTGACGTCGGTGGCGAGGTCACCGGCGAGCAGATAGGTGGTGCCGTCGAGGACGCCTTTGGTCGGGTCGTCGAGGGTGAACCAGTTGCCGACCCCGGACCCGGAGAGGTCGAACCAGAACTGCACCTGGATGGTCGGGGTTGCCACTCAGGCGGCTTTCGACAGGCTCGCCCGGCCGTTGCGGCGTTGCGCCTGGGTGATTGCCTCGACGAGCATGTCGGCGGTCCTTGGGTCGATCTTGCCGGTCAGCGATTGGGCGGTGAGGTGGATGTGGAACGTGTCACCACCGAACCCGCCAGCGCCGAGCGGGACGATTGCCTCGTCGCGGCCAGCTTCACCGGCGCGCACTAGGGTGCCGCCGGGGGTGGCTTGGATGATCCCGCCCTTGGCGAGGTTGGGGATCCCGGTCAGGTAGCCGGAGAGGGCGGCGGCGGTGATCCCGAACCCGCGGGCGGTGTACCCGTCGATCGACGCCTGCAACACCCGGCGCATGTACCGGTCCCATTCGACCGAGCCGACGTCGAGGGTTTCGGCGGTCGCCCCGGCGAGGATCGTCCGGTAGGCGTCGTCGGCGACCTTGTTCTCGGCGTCGACGAGGTCCTCGGTGGCCTGCGCCCGGTCGGCGGCGGTGGCGTTGCGGTCGTTCTGGATGCGGCCACCCTCGGCGCCGGCGGCGAGGACGTCGTTGACCCCGGCGGCCTCGTTCGCCTGCGCGTCCGACAAGGCTTTGATCGCCTGCGCATGGTCGTAGGCGTCCTTGATCGCCTGCTGCTCCAACGCCCGGTTGGCGTCGTACGCCGCCTTCTGATCGGCGGCGGCCTGCTTCTGTTCGGCGGCCTGCTGGTCGTTGAGCTGCTTGATCTGCTGCCAGATCGACAACCAATCCTGGCTGTACTGCTGATAGGAGCCGAGCCTGCCGGCGAGGTACTCGGTGTACGCCTGCTGGGAGATGGCGCCGGTGGCGAACATCGCCGCCTGCACCTCGTCCTGGTTGGCGAGCAGCGCGTCGGCGGCGTCCTTGTCGGCCTGCACCGCGTCGGTGGCAGCCTTCGTCTTGTCGTCGTTGGCCTTCTGTTCGGCGTCGTTCAACTGGTTGATCAGGTCGTACTGGGTGAGCCAGTCGTCGGACAGGTCGGCGGCCAACGCCATCCGGCCTCTGGCGTAGTCGCGGTACGCGGCGAGTGAGATCCGCCCGGTCTTGTACATCGCCGCCTGGATGCGGTCCTGCTCACGTTGAACGTCGTCGGCCGACGCCCCGGGCAGCGACGCGACAGAACTGTCGGCCGACGAAGGGGTGGAGACGTAGCTGACGTTCTGGACCAGCCCGCCGGTCGACCCGCCCGTTGCCCGCGACTGTCCGCGCATTGCCGCCCGCGTCTGCGGGGCGGTGAGGATCGTGCCGTCGGTCGACGGGACGAAAATTTCCGACCATGGCGTGGGGACACCGCCGGGGCCGTCGCCGACGAGGTACGCCTCGCCGGCCCGCACCGGTCCCCCGCCGGCGGTGTTCTTGCCTTTGGCGCCGGCGGTGTCGCCGCTGACGAAGTTGCCGCTCGTGTGGAACGTGGCGGTCGTCGAGATCGTCGTCGGGATGTTCTGCAGGTCGCGGATGTACTCGAGCAACCGGGTGCGCAGCGGACTGTTGGCGTCAAGGGTGCCGGCGAGCTTGAACAGGGCGTCGGCCTGCCCGTCGATCCCAGCCTTTGAGTCGAGGGCGACACCTTTCGCCGCGAGGTCGGCCTGCGTCGCCGCGAGGGTCGCGTCGAACGCGTTGTCGGTCGCGGTGGCGACGGACTCCATCGTCCGCTTCTTGTCGTTCAACGCGGCGACGAGCGCGACCTGGGCGTCGAGCGCATCGCCGTCGGCCTTGCGGGCCGCGTACTTCTTGTCGATCGCCGATAGCTCGGTGTCGATCAGATCCTGCGACGCCTTGCGCTGCGCGGCGAGCGATGCACTGAGGTTGTCCGACGACCGTTTCGCCTCGTCGGTCTGCTTCGCCCACGCCGCGTTCGCCTCGCCCGCCTGGTAGGCAGCCTGCGCGGAGCGATCCGTCGCGATCGTCGCCGCCTCCGTCCCGACCTTCAGGTCTTGGACCGCGGTCCCCGATTTGTTCCACCAGAAGGACGCGACTTCCGCCGCGGTCGCGGTCGCCCCTGTTGATCCCTTTAATGCATTCTGCGCGGCGGTCAGGGCGGCGGAGTCGTGCTGGGCGTTGCCCATCGCTCCGGCTAGTTCATTGACCCTGGAGAAGAGAACTCCCGCCTCGTCGGCAGTCAACCCCATTGATTCGCCGAGTGCCTTGTTGCGCGCATAGAGGCTCTCGCTGCCGGGGCCGGACGTGGAATCGGCGATGGCCTGCTTCAACGCATCCCAGGCCGGGACGCTCTTGCCGTTGATCACGTCCGCAAGTTCCACCGTCGAGATCCCCGCCTTCTCGGCGAGTTCGGCGATGGTGCCGGTAGCGATCCTGTTGGCGATCGCGGCGGACGTTGCGTCCTTCTGTCCGGCCGCCTCGGCCTGCAGGGCGGCGGTGAAGTCGTCGGTGATCGCGGTGACGCGTTCCTTGTCTTCTGACAGGGCGTTGTAGATCAGCCCGGCACCCGCTGCGACGATCCCGGCGGTGACCAGCCCCTTGGAGAGGTTGGTCATCGACCGCACTCCGTCGACGTCGACCGAGGTGAGCGAGTCGCGCAGCTTGATCGCCTTGCCCGCGATCGCGGTCAGTGCACCGGCCGCACCGATCCCGACGGTGGCGATGGTTGCGATGGTGCCGACGGCGCCGCCGGTCACGTTGTCGAGCGACGAGACCGCGGAGATCGCCTTGCCGATGCCGTCGGCGAACGCCCCGATGACCGGGGCGGCACCCTTGCCGACCGACAGGGTCAGCGCCTCGACGGAGTCGTGCAGGCTGTCGAGGGACGCCTGGTATTCCTTGGCGGTCTGCGCCTCGGCGGGGGTGATGGTCTTCGACGCGTCGACGTTGTCGAGGGAAGCCTGGAGTGACGTCGACCCTTGTTGGACGAGCAGCGCCACGTCGGTCCACGACTTGCCGAGCAGCGCGGTGGAGGCGGTGTTGCGTTTGATCGGGTCATCGATGCGGCCGAGGGCGTCGACGACGTTGAGGAACGTCTGATTGACGTCGGTCGTCCCATCCTTGGCCTTGGCGATCGCGACCCCGTACTCGGCGAACTTGGCAGGCGTCTTGCCGAGCGCCTTCTCCATCTTGTTGAACGACCCGGAGATCGTCTCGGTCGAGATCCCGATGTCGCCGGCGACCTCGATCCACTTCGACGACGCCTCAATACTCAGCCCGCTGGACGCGGAGAACTTGGCGGCGGCGAGGGCGAGATCCTCGAACGAGCCGGCGGCCTTGACCAATGCGGTACCGACGACCGCGGCGGACGCGAGGCTCGTGACGCCGAACTTCGTCATTCCCGACCCGACCTTGTCGAGCCGTGACTGGGCGTTGCCGAGCTCCTTGTCGGCGGTGTCGCCGACCTTCTTGAACGCGGCGATCGCCTGGTTGGCGTCGGCGGTCACGACCCACTTGAGTTGCTCGCTCAACGACGCCATCTGCCCCTACACCCCCACCTTGTGTTTGCCTGGCTTTGGTTTCTTCGGGACGGCAGGGACGACAGCAGCGACGCCGCCGTCGGGTCCCGGTTCGATGGTGGCGGTGCCGGTCATCGTTGCGGATCGCGACACGGGCAACTCGTCGTCGGGTGGTGGCTGGCTCAACGCGCCGAGCAGGTCGGCCATCGGCGCCAGCGCCAGTTCACGCATGACACTGTCGACGGGCCGCTGCTGATCGACGGCGACCAGGGCGGTGACGACACCCATCAACGCGCCGGGGCCACCGAACGGGTCACACAGTGACCAGTCGTCGGTCCCTGCGATCTGCAGGATCACCGCGACGTGACCGACGGTGAGGTCGGTGTCGCGCCACGTCTTGCCACCCCAGGTGATCTGCCAGCCCATCAGCGAAACGCCCCGAACACGGCCGCAGAGATCTCCTTGCTCATGACCCCAGCCGCCTTTGGTATCCCTCGTTCGACACCCTTGTGGAACAGCAGCTTGCCTTTCGTGCCGGGGTGGACGACAGGCCCGCGAACCGGGTGCGCGTAGCCTGCACCGTGCAACACCCGGCCCATCGCCGCCCCGCTGCTGGAAACGGTGAACTTCGCCCGCCGGTACTTGCCTTTACGGTCAGACCGCTCCGCGAGGCGGCCGAGCCCGATCAGGTGCTGCGGGGTGTCGTACTCGATCAACGCCCACGGTCCGGTCGCCCGACCTGTTGACGTCGGATGAGCGCCACCGCCCGCAGTGGTCGACACCCCGAGCGCCGCACCGTTCTTGCCGACGTGGCGCAGCCGTGCCGGCGCACCGGCGAGGACCGACTGCTTCAGTTCGGCCGACGCCTTGGCGACGGCGGCGGGCCGCGCTTTGGTGAGCGCATCCGCCGCCTTGCCCATCTTCGCCGCGACCTGCGCCGCCGACGTCACCGTCACAGGTCAGCCGATCTTGGTGACGAGCCCGGCGCCGGCCAGGTTCCCGGAGATCGTCACGGCACCGTCGACGGTCCCGTCGATCGACATGTCGAAGATCCCTGGTCCGTACCAGTACTGGGTGATCAGCCCGCGGTCCGGGTACAGGTAGAACGAACGGGCGACACCGTCGGTCGCAGCGGTGTACAGCTGTGCCGTGGCGTTGTCGTAGAACCCGGAGTACGACCCTTGGAAGTCGGGGAGCCCGGCGACGAACACCTTCGATGTGTCACCGAAGCTGGTGACGTCGATCGTGTTGACCGAGAAGTTCAGCGACCAGTGGTTCAGGAACGCGATCGGCGACGGCAACCCGCCGCTCGTCATGTTCGCGTAGATCATCCCGTTACGCCCTGCGATGCGAGCCATATTGCATTCTCCTTTGTGTGATAACGCCAGATATGGCGCGTGCCGCGGTTCAGCGGATGGTTGTCGGTGCCCCGTCGATCAGGCGCAGCAGTTGTGCTGCGGTCCTGTCGAAGGTGCGTGGAGCGATCGCGGTGTGGGCGGCGGCGGCTGCCTCAGCGCGTTCGGTCGGGTGGGCGAGCCACCAGCGCAGCTGCTGTTCGAACTCGGCGGGGGTGGTGAACGTCGGCAACCCGGGGAACAGGGCGTCGCCTTCCGGGCGGGGTTCGCGTAGGAAGAACACGCCGCACCCGGCGAGCTCGACCTCCCGTGGGCCCATCGCCCACCCGAGGTTCGTGCCGCCCTCGGTCGTCTCTTTGCGGTACAGGTTGGCGGTCACCTTCGCCGCCCGGTACAGGTCGGCGGTGTCGGCGTTGTCCATGAACCCGCCGGCGTGTCGGGCGAGGAGCGGTGCCAGCGGTGAGCCTTCGTCGACGAGTTGCCAGTTCCCGGCGAACCGGGCGTCGATCCCGGTCCAGTCAACGGCCTCGAAGAACTCGATCCGTGACGGGAATCCGGTGCCGACGAACGCGAAGTCGCACGCCAGGTCGGGGTTCGCTGGGCCGGGGTGGTGGCGGACCGGGTCGTAGGAGTGCGGCAGGTACCAGGTGCGCCCGTTGACCTTGCGTAACTGCTCGAGGTTCGTCGGGTCGTTGAGGATCACCGTGTCGGCGAACCGGGCCGGTTGCGCCTGCTTGTCGTCCTCGTACGGCGACTCGGTGCACCACAGCACCTTGTGATGTGGGCGGCGGGCGAGGACACCCCACGTCTCGGGGGGGATGAAGATCCCGGCGACGATCACGACCACGTCCGGCCAGAACTCGTAGCAGGCGGTCTCGATCCCTTTCGCGGCGAGGCGGATCGCGGCGTCGGTTTCGAACGCGGGGACGAACGTGTTGTCGTGGGCGAGGTGCGCACCGCAGTAGAACGACAACCGGTCGTTGTAGTTGAACTCGGCGACCTCGGCACCACACGCCCGCAACCCGGTGGCGAGCCCGTCGTGGACATCGGCAACGGACCAGTCCGGGCCAGGATGAACGAGCAGGACCCTCATGCGCGGCGGTCGACCTCAGGGATGATCGGCTCCGGGTTCGGGTCGATCACGGTGTCGGGGGCCTCGACGGTGGGACCGAACATGCCGAACACCTGCGGCGAACGGTCGGTCGGACCGACGTCGGACCACTTGATGTTCTCGGCGGCGTCGGGGGTCTTGCCGGTAGCGGTCTTGCGGGGAGCGGCCACGAGGGCTCCTTTCACGGTCGTTGCGCACAGCAGCGCACGTCGGGCCCGTAGACGTCGACGTTGTAGATGAGGAAGTGGGCGGTCGCCAACCACCGTCCGAGTTGTTGGCTGGTGACGTTGCGGTAGAACTCGCCGGGTTGCAGCGGGCCACCGTCGCCGGCCGAGTGCGCCGGGCGGCCGGGGCCGGCCATCGTCGCGATGAACGTCCCACCGTCGACGAGATGGCGGCGGGCGTTGCGGACCATCGCCAGGCATTGCGCGTCGGGGGCGTGTTCGAACACTTCGGCGCAGACGACGACGTCGAACAGTCCGGGCACTTCGACGGTGCCGGCGTCGGCGACGATGTCGGCACCAGGACCCGGGGTGATGTCGACACCGACGTACCGGGAGACCGTCGGGACCAGGTCACGCACCGACCCGTTGATGTTCCGTGACCCGAACTCGAGCACCGAGCCGACGTCGGCGGGGAGCACGGCGTTGATGTAGGCGAGCGCCGCCGCGTGCATCAGTCCGCTTTCGCCCAAATCTCGACGGGGATGACGGCCTCGAACTGGCCGGCATTCTGCTCGCCGTCGGCGACGATCCTGGCCGCACCGGGTAGGCACATCTCGACGATCCCGTCGAGGGTGCGATCTGCGAGGATCGCGTCGACAACACTCGACGTCGACGCCGAACCGACCGACAGCATGTCGTCGAGGAAGATCAGCGAGTCCTCGGCGCGACTCGCGGTGCAGATCCGCACGAGCACCCGCAGGTCGCACTCACCGGCCGCGCCCATCGTCTGCGCGTAACTGACGAACGGTTCGTCGGCGGTGATCGCGATGCACGGCAACACCGGCGAATCGGGAAGATAGGCGTAGACGTTCGGGGTGCGAGTGATCCCAACCCTGATCGAGTCCGCAAGCGCCCGCCGGATCGCCTGGATGTCGAGCATCAACCCACCCCGACGTGCAGCGAGTACGGCTGGATGCGTGCCCACACCTGCGGGTTCTCGCGGGC